ACTTGGCGGATGGATCGCTTTTCATGATATTAAAGATACAGAATTCCACAGAACTGCTAACTGTAGAGTTGATCAGCTTTGGAATGAATTAGAAGGAAATAAAGTTGAATTTCTAGAAGAACTTAGTCCATATGGTGGAATTGGATTTATACAGAAGATATGAGAAATATAAATTTATTTGTTCCAACTTTCAGAAACGATGAAATATTGGAGCATATTACTGAATGCTTAAATAAAGGATGGACTGGCTTGGGTTTTAAAACTCAGGAATTTGAAGAGCAGTGGAAAACATATACTGGATTACCAAATGCTCATTTTTTAAATTCAAGTACATCAGGTTTACACTTAGCTTTGAAGATATTAAAGGATGTAAATAAATGGAAAGAAGGTGACGAAATAATAACAACGCCTTTAACTTTTGTATCAACTAATCATGCTATTGTTTATGAGAAGATGAAACCTATATTTGCAGATGTAGATGAGTCTTTATGTTTAGATCCTGTCTCAGTTGAAAGCAGAATAACTAAAAAGACAAAAGCTATTATGTTTGTTGGGATAGGTGGAAATTCAGGGAAGATTGAGGAGATAATAAAAATATGTAAAAAGTATAAATTAAAACTTATACTTGATGCAGCACATATGGCAGGAACATTTATAGAAATAGGTGGAAAAATACTGCATGCTGGTCACGAAAGTGATGTGACGGTCTTTAGTTTTCAGGCAGTTAAAAATTTACCGACTGCTGATTCAGGAATGATTTGCTTTAAGAATGATGATTATGATTCTCTTGCAAGGAAATTATCATGGTTAGGAATTGATAAAGACACTTATCAAAGAACCAACGATAAGGGAAGTTATAAGTGGGAATATGATGTTATAGATGCTGGATACAAGTACCATGGAAATTCAATAATGGCTTCAATGGGATTAGTAGGTTTAAAATACTTAGAGGATGATAACTCATACAGAAGAAAAATCTCAGAAATGTACGAAACCTCATTTTCTTCTGCTGGTATAAAAAGTATACAGACTTCCAAATCTACAGCAGTATCATCACGGCACCTTTATCAAATAAGGGTTAAAAACAGAAATAAGATAATGGAGTATTTAAACTCTCAGGGAATATATCCTGGTGTTCACTATAGAGATAATACAAATTACACAATTTATAGTGATCAGAAAGGAAGCTGCCCCATGTCTTATAAGTTATCTGAGGAAGTTATTTCACTTCCTTTACATACGAGACTCGTTGAAGATGATGTCAATTACGTTATAGAAAAAGTTATAGAAGCAATTAGAATTTTTAATTAAGATATGAATATAGAGTTATGTGAGTGTTCTTCTGAATATTGGGAATTTGTTAGGCAATTAAGAACAGATCCATCAAATCAAAATGGATTTTTTAGCCACTCTGAAATTACTCCAGAACAACAAATAGAATATATGAAATCTAATTCTTTTAGATATAAAATTTGTATTCTCAATAATTCTCCTGTTGGTTACATAGGTATAATCAAAAACAATGAAATAACTTATTGTGTACAGTCGGAGCATAAAGGAAAAGGAATAGGTACTTTAATGTTAAAAGAATTCTCTAAAGGAATGGCTGAATTAGAAGCTTTTGTAAAGTGTGAAAATATTTCTTCCCAGAAAGTTTTTGAAAAGTTAGGATGGGAAAAACAAATTTATTATAAACTAAGAAAGAAATAGATGAAAAGAAAAGTAGCATTATTTAGTACTTATTGTGATACTCAAGAAAAGGAATCAGCTTTATTAAATAACATAAAAAAGGTTAAAAGCTTAGGTTTAGATGTTTTTGTTTTATCTATTCTTCCGCTGCCTAAAGAGATATATGAGGAAGCTGATTATGTGATACATTCTAAAGAGAACCCCGTACCGCATATAAATGATAAATCTATTTTATCGTGGAGACGTTGTAACGATGATGTAAAGATTATATCTTTTGATCCTGATTATGGATATGCGAGTTTACTACAATTAAAAAGATTGATCGAGTTCTCATCTGCTCTTAATTATGATTATTATTTTACAATGATTTATGATATCATCATCACTCCTGAAATAGAAAGAGTTTTAGTTGAAGGTAGAGATTGTAGTTTTTTTAAAAATCCTAAAGTTGATAAAGCATTAGGTGGAATACTTACTGCATTTAATAGGGAACAAGCTAAACTCTTTGCTTCTCTTCTTACTAGAGACTCATATTATGGAAGAAGTGGATTTACTGCTGAGGAGTGGATGGTAGATGCTAATAGTTTTATTTGTGGAAAAATAGAAGATGTTTATGCAGCAGATTCAATAAATCTAAGTGATTTATTATTATCAACAAATCATTCACCTTTTGATGATTTTAAGTTTTTCCTAGTAAAAGAAAAAGACCTTAAGATATTTTTCTATGATATAAATTTCCCAGTAGAATTAATGATTGAAACAAATATTAATAGTAAAAATATCGTAATTGATAAACAAAAATTAGTTAATATACATAATGATATTAATGATATTGAATATATTAAAATAAAGTATAAGGGGATCGAAGAAGATTTAACTTATAAATTTAATGTGATACTTAGAACAATTATAGAAAATTACAATGATTGAAAACATACACTTATGGCAAGCTGATCGTGGCACCTATTTTGATAGACATGTTAATATAATTTCTTGGAGTGACGAGTATCGTATAAAACTAGGTAAATATAATTCAATAGGTAGAGATTGTAATTTCTTCCTACATGCTAACCATAGACCAGATTGGATAACGACTTCTTCTCAGCTCTTAGGGCCAGTTACTGGTGAGATTGCTGATATGCATATGGTAATGGGTCACCCTACCTGTAAAGGTGATATCATAATTGAGAATGATGTTTGGATTGGTGCTAATTCGACGATAATGTCTGGCGTTAGAATATGTAACGGATCTATTGTTGCAGCAGGTTCAGTAGTTACAAAAGACGTGTTGCCCTTTTCAATAGTTGCTGGAAACCCCGCTAAACAGGTTAAGCAAAGATTTACTGATGATCAGATAGAAAGTCTACAAAGTATTGCTTGGTGGGATTGGGATGAACAGAAGATACGGGATAATGCTATGTTGATGTGGTCAGACAATATAACTAAATTCATAAATTACTTTAGATTTAGATAAGTCTAAATTCACTAATTAAAATCTAATTCAATATCAAAAGTAAAGTATGAAAACTTTGCAGTAAAGGTCTTGAAATCAGGAGTAGACGAGCTGTATGAAAGATTAAAACCGTCTTGTGAGAGTAGTATAGGTTCCTTGTAGATTATCGAAGATACTAGATATCCTTCATTATCTAGTAAAGAAAGCCTCATTGGTGAAAACGTTCTAGTTTTATTCTGAAAATCAAGGTATTTTAAACTGTTTTCTAAAAAGATAAAATAGTTTAGATAAGCGTCTGTCATCTTAAAGGTTATAGTAAATTCTCTAACGAACTGGTCTATTACTTGTTTTGAGCTCTTGTATTCTTGCTGCTTACCTAATAGGCGAGTTTGAGCAACAGTCTGCATAGTCCAGCCTGGCCAATTGATTGATTGTATAGTTGAGGACATAAAGTCTTCAATCGTATCATATGGTAAGATTAGACTTTGAAAATAAGGTTTATATTTTTCTTTTATTTCAGGTGCAAAAAAATCTGGCGGAAACGAAAATAGAAATCCATTTTGTCTTACGTTAAGTAGCATAGTTTATTTTACTTTTTTGACATTTGCCCAAGATTTACTTGGACCTGCTGAATTTACTCTAGCCATTGCCCACTGGTGAGAAGTCATTCCTGGTCTGGAGCCTGAAGAATAGAATGCACCTAAACCTTTGATATATTCACGTTTTAGGTCAGCAAACGAATAGCCCTTCTTAGTTGCGACCTTTCTAATCTTAGCCAACGTCTCTTTACTTAGGTTACTGGATTTAGCCTCATTGACTTTAGAATCCTTACGTGGAGTATTCTTAAAGTCAGCTTTTTCGCGTTCAGCTTTCTCCATCTCATCTCTAAGTCGATAGGCCTCGCCTTTATTGCCAGATTTAATTAGTTCTTTTGCCTTATCTAGTTTTTTATCACGAACACTTCCTTCAGGGGCTTTATAGTTTTTATGATTAGCCCTTTGTTTCTTGCTCTCAAGCAGGCAGTATTGATTAAAGGTAAGCAGCATTTTTTTTATTTTTTTTTACCAAGCTGTCTTTTTACTTCAGCTCTAACGCTTTCCATCTTCTTAGCGTATGTCGGGTTATCGTTTCGATTAAATACTATTTGCTGGTTTAGGCTTCCGGTAATCTTACGCAGGTCTCCGCCTCTAGTTCGGATCAGCCATGCTGCAAGTGCTTTTATTCCAAGCTCTTTAAATTTTCCATTAGCGTCTGGAGCATCTGAATCTTTCCAGCTTGGAGAGTTTTTAGTCTTTCGTTTTTCATTAACTTCTCCTTCGTTTTTACTTTGCCAGTCTGCTGAGACTGAATCTTCTTCGATAGGTCCGCCTGCCGCCCAAGTATAACAAGTACGTGCAGAGTGACATTTAAAGTGATGCATCCAACAGTAACCAAGTCTTCCATCCGGATCAGAAACTTCTCCAGGCATACACTCTTGCATTCTTGGAGAAATATCAAATGCTACACAATTTCCGCAATTAGATTGCTTTGCAACTTCTGGCTCAGTATTCCATTTTTTAGCATACTCTTCCCAATATTTTTCGTCAGTAAGGTTCAGTGGCCCATATCTAATATAGTCTGCCTCTATTGCTTTGTTGCGGTTTCTAGTGTTTACCTCTAGGCTTTGTGTTGCTACTGGACATGACTCTGAACCTCTTTCAAGTATTAAGTATTGCCTGTAGTTTAATAGATTCTTCATTAGCACTTAACTATTTTTAATTTTAATTTACTAGTTCCTTTTATTAGTCTGTGCCATTCTCCTCTTTCTATAAATACTGTTGAATTTAATTCTTGCGGTAGCTTATTTTCAAGTTGAATTAACCAGTCAGTTTTATTTATTGAAACTATTACGCGATCTTCATAGTCTCGATGCCACCTAAACTCATCAGAGTCAGACGACTGTGCAAACTCACGAATATAGGTGTCGTTTGATAATTGAATCTCAGTAAAAGGTAAATCTTTCATATGTTATACATTTTAATTAATGAGTCAGCTGCTAATAAGTTAGTGTCCATATGATTACTTTTTGTGTTTACGACGCCTGCACTCTTAGCGATAGCATCCCTAGCTGAGTCGTTGTTTGCACCAAAACTAGTATAATAGTATTCAACCTTTGATTTATTATTATTAGTAAATTTAATGTAGAAATCAGAGATAGTTTTGCCTTTCATCCAAATATCTACTAATAATACTTTTGAAAAATCAGCTGCCTTTGTGTCTAATAATTTCATTCCTGGAGAATACCCGCCTGAAAAAAGATAAAGCACTTTCTTTGAAGGTGCTATTCCATATTTTTTTAGGTAAGTGAGTACAGTCTCATAAGTATCAGGTCCGTTTACTTTATGACTTGATGCAACAAATATGTGGTATTTTTCCTTTAATTTATCTACATAATTCCACATGTAGACACCACTAGTTATACCTTTAACAGGTATGCCACCATATACCATAAGTAATGGAGCATTTTTATCTTTAGAGAGTATGATTTCTCCACCAGAGATGATAGTTTTAGTAGATGGAGTATATTGTTCCATATTCTCATTCTCAAATAGTGTATGATATGTTAATATATGTTTCATATTATTATTTTTTAAGTATTACCAGAATCCAGGATAAGTTTTACCGCCCCAAAGGTGAGCGTATTTGTTTATTCTACAGGCCCAATAGCCAGCAGTAGTTCGATCCTTCTTTTCAGCACAATTATGTCTAGCTGCAAAAGACTTTCTTGCTTTAGGATTAGACACCTTTGCAGTAAGACCGCCATGTACATCGCCAAATGAAATTTTCATTATTTTACCAGTTTTAGGGTTTCTTACATATACATGATACTTCTTTGCTCCTCCTCGCATAGGATAGTTTAGTTTAGGAGACTTTGCCTCATTCAAGTATAACGCCTCAAGCGGCATATCTAAAATGACTGTCTTATTTTGATAAGTGCCAGTGTGGCCAATATCGGTCTCAGCTAATAGTGTATGATCGATTCCATTAAACTTTATTTTACCTAGATTAAACGCACACCTAGCCTCACACAGAAGATCCAGATGGGCTTGACTACCTGGCCTATAGATTGATTCTAACACTGAGAAACCGTTTACCATGTGATATCTTAAGGCATCAGAAAAGATTTGATTCTCTACTAGATATTGATTAAAGGTCTTGAGTCTTGTCTCCATATACTTTATTTATTCGCTTGGTGGAAAATCTGAGTCTATCCAAGAATCAGCTAATGTTGAACCTGATTGTGCTTGACCCTGTCGAAAGTTAAACTGGTCTATTTTGTTACCTTTATAGAAAGTAGAATGATCATCGAAGCTTGGAAAATAGGTCTCAACTGCTAGTGAAAGTGTAGTGGTTACTATATTTTGATCAGTATAACTAAAACTGTAACTCTTTTGAAACTGTGCAGTCTCTGGAAAAGTTATCTGCATAGGTATTCGGGTCCCTCTAAACTGAAAATATCTTACCTGATTCTTATAGTAAAAATCAAAGATCCTTTCAATTATCTTAAATGTTTTATTGATATTATCGCTCTCTATCTTCAGTGAGTAGGTTAAACTCATAGGAAGAACAAATAACCTTGCTGAATACGCCTTGGTCTCTTTTTGATTGTTTTCATCTCGCGTTTCCTGATTAAAGCTACCTCTAACAAACTTGTTAGTAAGGTCAGCTGTTTTTATTTGAAAAGAATCTAGTGTTATTATTCCACGAGGCATCTGTTCGTAATTGCCCTCTGCAAAGTTTGGATAAGAGCAGTCAGTTGGCAGCTCTAAGAAGAAGTCTTTCATAAAGCCTTCGTCTCCTCCAAAGTTGTAAAAAATTGGAATAGCATGTTCCTCAACGTCATCTCCTCTTTTTAAATATATTATGATTTCCTTATTAAGTAGATCCAATAGAGAGAGCGTAGCATTTCTCAAAAATACGTCTTGTGAGTTGTTGTTTCGTATGTTTTCGTTGTTTGATCTTTTCATTATTCTTAGTTATCTATTTTTAACTATGTATGGTAAATTAGTCTGTACTCGGCAGTTGTCGATTAACACAAGCATAGATTCATCCCTAAGGAACTGTTGACTTAATATGAAATCATGCTCTTCTTCTTTTAACATTGTGTTAAAGACTCTGATATTAGTTATTAGCAAGTTAGAATTAGGTAAAATATAGTTTTGGTCTATTTCAAACTGGGTTAAAGAAAAGGAAGAGGTGCTCTGTAATATTGGCACAAACTCATTATGATTTATGATGTCACTAGGATCCTCTACTATTCTATAGACATAGGTTCCACATTGTAGAAACTCATTAGAGATAGAGACTACTATTGCATGCCACTGGCCGCTTGTAAAATTAGCAATAGAATAGTTTTTTACTTGTGAATTGGTTTTTACACTAATGGTCAGTAATCCTTCAGGTTCAGTACTAATATATCTAGTAAAGTTACCAGTTATCTGTATTCCAGACTGGCTATCACTATCGAAGCCGTCGATAAAATTAATAGGTCCGCTGCTTGAAGGCACGTTGAATAGACAGGTAAAACTTAAGTTTCTATCAAGAGTATTGTTAAACTTGGGAGTAGCAGAATAGACAACAGCTGGCTCCCTTACTTTAAATTTTACAATGGTCTTGCCCGATACAGTATCGGTGAGAATATCTTTAGGATCTTTAAAACTAAGGTCTCGATAAGCCTCAATCCTGATAAATCGACCAGTCTCCGATTCTCCTTCATGGTTTGAAATACTATCAAACGGTCCTCTAACTCGACAGTATCTAAAACTAGAAGCCTTAACATTTTTGTCGTTGGTTAGTAATCCATTGTTTCTCCAAGTAGTGTAGATAGGGCTGCCTTCATAGGCAATTATAACAGAGGTTGAAGGAAGAGAAGAGCTGTCTAAATTAGGCAGTTGTTCTAGCGATTGAGTAGTAGAAAGTAGAGGTGAAGTTGCTAATAACTCGGCAGTTATCTCGTTTGCTGGAACTCCGCCTAAATCATAATAATTTTCAATAAGTGGTGCAAAATTAAAAGTATATTTCAAAGGTCTCTGTATCACGTCTGGATGTATTGCTTTTCTTGAAGAATCAAAGGTTGTTGTTATTTTTTGATATTGAGCCGGCATAGTGCTGTCTTTAATATCTTTTTCTACCTCATCACTAAATAACTGGTCAGCATTTACGATTACGTTATCTAGGAAGCTTCTACTTGTGTCAGTAAGAAGCATATCGATATTTTGACTGAACTTCTTAAGTTGAACTTTCCAAAAGACTGGCTCCATCATAAACCCACGACTTAAGTATGATCCTTGTATTTCATACATTCTATTGATTAGTGGAAAATACAAAAAGTCTCTTTTCCTAGGTTCTGAACAGGATCCAAAAATAGATTGAAAATACTTATGGTCTAGGTGTATTTCAAAAGGTAATTGAAAGTCCATACCAAACTCAGTATATTTTGGAGTGTTTTCTGGGAAAGTATTACCAGGCACCAGTACTTTAATGCACTTACGATCTACGTTTTTATATAGAGTCCACTCTTTAAATACATAGTCACCGCTATCTGACTCAGGCAGCGTTCTAAAATAGACTACCTGATGACCATATATCTGATTAGTAAAGAAGGATAGATCTTTAAACATGTTAATTGCACTGTCTACCTCATATGGTCTAAAACTAGGATCGCGATTGGCAATTATCGAAGAATAGGTTTCATTTGAACACCTTACTTTAGGTGAAAAAACATCTATTGATCCAGGAGAAGATTTAAACCTAAGTTTTATTTCGTTTACTTGAATAAGATCGGGTAACTGGTTGGTGGTGCCATCGTCGTATTCGTATCTTACTTGAAAATAGAAAGGATCAGTTGAATCCAGTATCATATTGGCGGAGTCTCCGATATTTCCAGGAGCAACAGCATACCATAGTGACCAGTCTAGCTTATTCCTAGAATATCTTATCTTTCTAATCAGATTAGCTAGGTCAATTATGTTAGGCGAACCATATATCAGGTCCTCGATAAACTCAGTAAATTCAACGATTCCTGTGATAGGCTCATCAGTAGAGAAGATCCTAAAATTCTTACTAAAGGTCAAAGAGTTATTCTGAGAATCGATTAATAGTTTTACAGTAGTCTGCACCAGGTTTGCTTTATTTTATTTATTTTAGAAAGATGGGGTAAACTGATAACTTATTATTAGTACAAATAAATAACAATATATTATGACTAGAAGAAAGGAAATATTAGATTCGTTGTGGTTAATTAAAGCAAGATTTATGGACTCTGAATACTTTAGTTATGTACTTCTCGCAGCTGCTCAAAAATACAAAAAAGACCTTGAAGAAGGGGACCTTTCCTATTTTTATGAGGTACTATTTCACAGCTTAAACCTAAATACACTAGCAGTTGAAGGAAATCTTTTTGATTTTAAGATGAACCCGGTCTGGAAGGAGGATAGAATTAAGAAGATAAGAGAAGACCTAAAGAAGATATATGAAGACACTTCCTCAGAAACTATAGAGATATTTAGGAATGCTAATTTTGTTTTTTTAAGCCTGTTGATCGACTATATGGAAGCTCAAAACTACTTCCTAGATAACTCAGAGCTCTTCTTTGTTAATCCTAAGTTACATCAACAGAAAGAGATATTTATAATAACAAATTGCATAAATACTAATCGATATGTAATTTGGAAACTAACGTTTGATAAGAAGAAGGAGTTTGGTTTTTCTTTTAGGAGATTAAAATCATTGAGATTAGTATTCGAAGATAATGCTACACTAAGGGAGGAGATAATTAAGCAAAACATAAGTTCACTTAGTGGAATGCAAGAAAAGGAGAACGTGCTTTTTGCAATCCTTCATAATAAGGAGGAGACTGCAACGGCAACTGTTATAAAAGATTTACTTGTGCTAAATGCAGCTATCTCTAAAGACTCTAATCTTGATCCTAATTTGATATCTGAGTTACAGGAATTACTAGCAGCTGACCGAGTCATGCCATTCAACTTAAATCAATGGATTTAAGGTTTAGGATACTTTTCTTTTATCGCTAAGCATTTATCTATATATGCTTGAATCTGAGCTTGATCTCCCTTAACGATACCGTCTAGGTATTCTGTAATTGGCGGATATTCTTTTCTTCTGTTCACAGCATACTCTGCACGATAAGATTTAAACTCATTAAAAAGGCTTAATAGTTCCTGATCAGTAGGCTGATTTCCTAGCTTCTCAGTATTCCATTTTAATATCACAAAAGTCGATTGCCTATTTTCTACGATAATATCCTTTAATGGGATAGCCTTTGGATTAAGTCTTGCATATACGTTCATAGTTATCTTATATTAGTTTGTTTATTATTAATCTAGTGTTATTAATCGCGCCATTATCAGAAGTATAAGTATCATCAAAGAATGATGATAAACAACGGACTTCTACCCATTGTCCTGCAGTTAATAAAATTGTAGTAACACCGCTAGCATCCTGAGCAACAATTGCTCCAACATCGTCACTCGTCGTTATCACGGAGGAGGAGTAGTAAAAATTAGAAATGTAATAGACGTCCCCGTTAGAGACTTCTAGATAGAAGTCTGCATAACCATTCGCTACTAATCCACTGCTAAACACAAGTTGAGCATAAAAATCAAATTGATAATACCCGTCATTGGTTGCAGTAAAGCGATTAGTAGTTAAATTAAACTCAGATAAAGTATCGTAATTAGTTGCAGTAAAATTTAAAACTTCTGGAACGAGTAAGGCTGGATCGGAAGTTAATCCAGTGAGGACGGGAATACTGACACTGACTTTAGTATAATTAGTAAAGTTTACATTTCCATTCACTTCTAGATCACCTAAGATATGAGCATTTCCATTCACTTCTAGATCAACTAAGATATGAGCAGATTCATTCACTTCTAGATCGCCTAAGATATGAGCGGGTCCACTTACATAGAGTCCACCACTACCTACATTTATGGAATTACCAACATCTAGTTTTTTTCCAACATAAAGGTTATTTGAAACTTTTATTTCATTTGATTTTAGTGTTGAAATATTTGCACTAGGTGAATAGATGCCGTCTATCTCATATTCAGAAAGACCGCCGTCTACTGATGCATATAAGCCGGTGCCTTGAGAACTAGCAAGATATAGTTTGTTTCCAACAAGTGTCATCTTTCCTGAAGCACCAGAGTTTGATGCATTCTCTCCGACAAAAACTGGAGTAGCTAGGTCAGTTACATCAAAAGTAAGCAGTCTGTGCGCGTCAGATAATTCGCCAGCTATATAAACATAATCTCCATTTATTAAAATATCACTGATTCTATAGGTAATAGGACTAAATACAGCGGTCGTACTAACGATACTACTAAGGCTCCTACCTTGTGAATGATCTATCCGATAAATAACAAGGTATGCGCCTGCGCCTAAATATAGGGTATTTCCGTTTACTTTTATTTGAGCCGGTGTTTCAACAGATGTTGTGATACCTGTACCAGTATACGAACCAGGTGTAGTTAGGTTGGCTGGATCATGTATATCGACTGTGATAATAATAATAGTATCTAAGACATCGTCCCAGGCTGAGATAAATGCTCTCTCGTTATTTATAGTAAAGTCTAGATAATTATGGTTAACACTAGTTGTGATTCGGTCTAGTGTCACAGGGTTAGTCGGGTCAGTGATATCGACTGCATGTAAATAAGAGTCAGTTGAAGTCCAGTCAGTAGTTGTTGCTTTGCTGGTAAGAATATATGCAATGTTGCCTACTACCTGTACTTTCTTAGCATAATATTCGTCAGCATCACCAGTATCACCCCATCCACCGATGGCCCGGAGACCGAGACCGAGTGAGTCAAGCTCAGCAATAATTAAGGAGTCTTCAATATTAGCGGTACCGAGTGCAGGTGAGTAATTTTGCGGTCGAATCCTAGTTGCAAAAATGTATTTTCCTACTACGTCTACGTGGGTTAAATTAGTCGTAGGGAAAGGCTTAACAGTATGCCCATGAGCATCTGTACTGAATGGAGTAGCATGATTAGAATCGTTAGTTGAGTTGACAAGCACAGACAAGCTAGAGTCTAGTCGATGTATCTTGATTCGCCCAGACTGTAACATATTTTGACTAGTGTCAGTAGCGGACAGTGTGCCTGCCCAAGTGCAGATAAGCAGGTTTGCATTTGAAAAAATAGAGCATAGATCTTTGTTGACATTCGCATCGTTTGTACCTGCGACTATCTTACTCAAGAATCTAGCGCCAGTCGTATGAATTATGTCAAGCGCTCCATTCGTTTGTACTAGTTTACCATTGATAAAGACTCCATCTAAACCGCTAGAGTTTATAAGTAAAAAATCATCATTAGTATATGGAGTTTGAAAGTTAGCATTAAGACCTTTCATGATTCCAATAGAGGCAAAGCTCGCACCTGTAGTATCACTTATTGCAATACCGTCACCCATTTCAGTGTAAGGTAAACCTAAATACTCACTAAGTCCTTCAGCTGCTCCAAACCAAACACGTACTTCTTCTTGAATAGGGGAGCTTTCGTTGTTCCATTTAGGTGACACAAATTCAAATATACCATTTTCATCGATTCCAGAAAGTGGGTCAGGTTCAGGTACAGATAATGAAAACTGCGCTATGTTTATCCAAGTATTAGTTGCAGGTATTGCGGTAGTAGTAACTTCATTCTTCTTAAACTTAACTTTTAAGTTGTGTTTTAATAAAGAAAGATTGGATTCCACAGGTATGCTATTATCTAAATACAGCGAGCCTAGTTCTAAATGGTATCTACCCGTCACCTCAGATGTACCTTCACTATGGTTTACATATACTTTTAACAGAGCGTCAAACATTTCACCAGATGAAGCTGGAAAGTTAGTAAAGCCTAATGCAGTATCTATTGTGCTTTCATTAAAGTTGGTTAAGAGCAGTATATCACTGTCTGCCGTATTAAAGCTACCTCGATTTATGTCTCCTTGTGAATCGACATAGTTATTTCCCCTACGATTAAATGTAATAAACCGGTCGTCTTGTGTAGGTAAGATACCGAAACCTCTATTAAAAGGGGAAGGCGTTAGCGATATGTAATAATTAGCGATCGTACTAAAATTTAAGACTTGTGTCCACAGAGTAGTCAGTTCGTCATATTGCCAAACTGAAAAAGTAATAGTGTCTAGATATAGATCTTGATCTATCAGGTCTACAAAAGTTAGCGTATTTGGATCACCATTATCGATAAACCATGTACTACCTCTTAGACCTTGTATTCCAGTAAGGCCAATCGGACCAGCCGCTCCCATCGGACCGGCTAGGCCCTGGTCTCCCTGATCGCCAACTCCAAGCGCTAGTAATTTATTAAAATTAAAGTTTACTTTATCAACAGTTATGTCCTGTGAGTCGGATGGAAATACTTCCTTTAGGTTTATTCTAATTGGCATCTTAAATAAGTTTAACTATTATTTTAGGACTGATTATCAAACTTGCTCCTGGAGACTTATTAAACCTAAATCTTAGAATCAGTTTTCTAGTGTTATTTATTTGTAACCCGCGATTTAATGCATAGCCTTTTTTAAAGCGGTCTACATCGTTTAGAAATTCAAAGGCTATTGTAGTTACGCTGGTTGCACCAGCCGGTATATTAAATAGAGTGGCGTCTACTCCAGTAAAAAGTCTGCTATAAATTTCATTATCAGATAGTTCATAAAGTTTAAGTATGTTCTGTTTGATATAATCTTGTGCATACTGCTGAATAGTTAAATAATTACCAATATATGTGTTGGAGCTTATTAAGAAGTCAGAGAACTTTTGGGTAATACCGTCTTCAATTAAGTATCTAAGTAGAACATTATTCACGTTTATGTAACCTTCAGAAAATAGCTTACTCTCTTTTATTACTATTTCTATGTTGTCTAGATTAACAGTAGCAAGCTCTTGTGCGCCAGTTAGAGTTGTAACTACAAAATCTTCAAGTTCAATTATTTCAGGTAAGGTTATCAGCTTTGAAATAAATGAATTGTCTTCTTCAACTCTAAGAGCGCCAGACACAGGTAAGAATGTAGACTTATTAGAGTATCTGTAATGGAAGCCCCAGTCCCAATTGCTCCTAAATAGAAAATACTCGGCTTGATTAATGGCAATTTCATTAATTAGCGCATATTTAGCCAAATAGCTTGAATCTGATTCTAATTCTAATATGTTTAAGTCTGATATTTTTATGTGATTAAAGTTTTTAATAGTTAAATTACTATCAACTTTTGTATTAATATTAATATTAGCTAATTTTATTTCAGATATATCGTTTTTATTAAAGCTAAACTTGGAATTACATGAAAGTATTTCATTAAACACAGGTTCATATTCCCCCTTATATCGGCTTACTGAATAACCGACAGGCAGTTTAGCTTGTTCATATTCATAACCTATTACAGGTTGACTTGAAAACTGTGTAGGCACAGAGTTAGTTGGTTTATAGATTAGCTGATTTATCTTAGTTATTGAATCCCTATCTACTACTTCAAGATAAAAACCAGGGTCACTAGCTAATATTGAGGAGCCGTTTGAGTCCAATGAATAAGAGGAGTAATCGATCATCGAGTTAAAAGAATTCAAGTATTCTTTAAAGCTAGCAAAGGATAGCTTTTGAAATATTTTTTCAAAATATTTATTACCACCAACTAAGACTTTGAATGCATAATTTTGGTCGATTATTAGATTACTACCAGATGGTAGTAAAGTATAGAAAGAATAGTATGGAGCAGTTGCTATATTTAGGACTAACCCTATGTTATTAGTATTATCATATGTTAAAAAATCAGTAAATGCACCAGTTATTGGGTTTTGAATGACTGGAGTAGAGCCCGACATGGTAGTCAAAAAATAATTAAATCCAGTATTAAGATCTTTTATTGTAATAAAGGTCTCTTCCCTTGGTGTAGTATAGTCGGTGTTCAGCCCTTCAGAATAATTAGGGGTACTTGAATTAGCAAAACCTCGTATTGTACCAGCACTTGCGTTAATTCCAGAAGGGCCGCTTAATTGAAAAGATAAATTCTTATTAAATTTAACTGTTGAAAACCTATCTAATAAATTATTGAATTTCTTGTTTTTTATAGAATATAGAAAAGCGTAGTTTATATTAGAAACTGAGTCAGCATTGAAACTAACACGATAGTCACCGTCGACTGTTTCAAAAGGTAGTTCAAGTCCACTAAATAATGTAGAGTAAACTGGATCACTAAAGTTAGTGATGTCAATTTGAGTAAACGGCTCTGCCGCTTGCACCAATTTCCAATAATCGTCTATTTGATTAATTGAACCGATTGTAAGTTCAATTATAACTATAATAAATTTGTAATCACTATGTTCAATCACTCGGTATTTGACTGGCGGTTGAGACTTATCATGAATGTCTTCCTCTACTACTTTTAGTATACATGAAAAACGATAACCTTCAAACTTAGTAGAAGCTGAAGGCTTAGGCTTTCCGTCTTCTCCTAAAAAATTAGGGTCAGAGTAGTTTTTAAAGTCTAGTTTAAAACCTTTAAAGAAGGTCTCATACCCACCTGCCTTGTTTTTAATTACATTAGAATAACGGATTTGCGATTGTCCATATTCAATGTTTTCGTGAGTAGGCGTATATGTGAAATAGTTAATAAAATAATCTGGATCAGACAGAAGAGCAGCCTCATCTAGTGGACTATCAAAATAAGAATAGTTTTTCTTTATTGTTTCAGGATCGTTTACATAGTTAAAAGCTGATTCCATATAGAACCATTCATGGGTAAAATTAAGTGGATTTTGAGTCTTATCCTGATGGTCTGGTGAAAAGTTATTTCTTCCAAATATTAATTCTGTGTTTAACCTGTATTTGTTATCTCTAGAGTCAGTACCTTCACGTATTCCCCACTTGGTTATATAAGGTAAAATCTTTGACCTTACTGCAAAGTCAAGTGAATCGTTTTCTTTATAGTAATCGTATTCAGTCTGGGTAATACCATTTATGAATTTATCCCTTAGTTGATATTCTGGAGTTAAACTTTGTTGAAAAATAGTGTTTGGATCTTTTAGTATTGAGAACCCTTGAAAATCTTTTAATTCGGAATTTTCATCATTTATTGGAGTTGATTTGCTCATTGCTACCGTTGTGTAATCATCGGAATAAGTGACTAGCGGATTTCCTGAAATTATTGAATATGCAGCAGTTGCCCCAGAGAGAGTTATTATGGTTCCTGCAGAATATTGAGTACCTTCAACCTCAATGACACCATCCCCAATCACTTCATACATATTATTAGAAGTCATTAGTGCACGCCCTTCTGGTATAAAATAATAATTGTATAAGTCTATCTCAGGAAAGTTAGCATAATCGCTTGCATAGAAGTCAAAATCAAGGTCTTTAATTGGAAACATTGAGATTAGACCAAACTTAGGTTTGAACTTAGGTCGCATAGTAAATTGAGTATATCGAACTGTCGGTATTTCATTCTCTTCTAAAACTAGTGCAATCTTTTTTGAGTATTCATCAATTGATTTACTGGTTAGTGCAGGTGAGGCTAAATTATTTTCGTTTATTAAATCTATGTAGTTTGAAACCTTTCTTACTTTTGACCAACTGTCTGAACTCTTAACTAATATAGAATCTATATTATTTTCAATTTTTTGCAGGTGGCCTGCGTCTATAATCAATCTATTACCTGTTTCAGGTGAACCTCCTTTAAAATAGATGATTGTGTTATTTAGGTTAGCTGACTCATTTATTAATAATGAGGAATAGTTATTAGATGGAGAGTTAAATTTAACCCTGTGAGTAGAATCAAAATCGCCAGGTATGTTTAGTTTTATAAAAAGACGGTCCTCATATACGTATGCTCTAAATGGTGCATTTCTAATATTGTTTATACAACCGGCTAATGCTTGATTAACTTCAGATAAGTAACCAGTAGAGTTAAAATAAAAAACATCATTTCCAGCAATTCCATCATAATCATTATATGCATAGTAGTCGCCTGAATCTGGGACAAGTGAATAATTAGATGTTGCTGTTAGCAGTTCGTATTTACCGTAAGCATCTTGGTGAGTACCAGTAGGATGGTATATCCGAAACTCATCAAGATTAGAAAAGTTATTTAATATCTGTATAGTAAGATACGAGTGTCCAGCAACGCTAGTAGCAACACCTTCGTCTTGTAAAAAAAGGTTTCTACTTTGACCAAAGAAGAGGCCCATGTCTATTTTTTTATCGGAGAGACGAAGTTTACCTGTGCCTTTTTCTATTTTGACTAGTCCGTTTACTGGATTAATTGCAACTGGACCAGCCATACTATAAGTAAAAGTATCAGGATCAACCACAGTTACTAAATATTCTCCAGTGTATGCAGAGTCAGCAGAACAGTTGACTTTTACTAAATTACCAGTGACATACCCATGAGATTCAAGAGTAACTGTAGTTTTATTGGTAATACTAGAAAAACTTAAATTTGCTAATCTCTCTTCAGAATAATCGACTAGGTATTGGTTATCACTCTTAACTAGGTGTATACCACCATCTTTATCTTGTAAATAATTAAAATAAATATCATATTGACTTACAAGACTTTCATTAAACTCAGATAAGTTTAAGGCTGATTCTTTATATGTAAACTGTACACCGTCTTGATATTCTTGTAACAGGACAACTTCATCAGTCTCTAAATGTTTCTTCTTGGGTACTGGTGTATTTTCCCAAATTGCTCTCTCAGCATATGTGCGAGCCAAATCAAGTTCAATAGAAGTTAGCTCTAGCGTATTTACATACATCCCTAAGTATCTATTAAAATCATACTTGTTTGAAGAGTCATCGTTAAATATAAACTCTAAATTTAGAATATTTGGAAAAATTACTCCGTTTCTTGAATAACCATTTGTTATGTTTTCTTCAAAAAACTTTAAAGGATATGAGTTTTTATAAAATTCATATAGGTATTCGCTCTTACTTCCAAAGACTCCATTATTTATGAGTATTCCATTCCAACTAGTAAACTCATCCTCTTCAAAAGAAACGGTTAATGGGCTCATTGGAAAGTTTATGTCTTTTACATAATCTCTAATGTATTTGCCGACTGCTGTTTCTGGTCTAAGGTCAAACGTCTTAATTATGGTTGACTTTTTAAAGAAATCAACTAGGTATTCACCACGATCATCGCCAGCTTCATACGCTGCTTTAATCTCATTGACTGGTTTGTTTAATGGGTCCTCTATTTTAAAAATAACAAAATAGTTGGGAATCTCATTTTTTAAGTAGATTGGAGCAAAATAACTAAGTTTTTCATCATACTTATTTGAAACAAGATATTTTGCTCCACTAAAATAATGAGAAAAATCATATTGATCCTTAAAGTTTTTAGAGGTCTTATATGGATCTGTTTTTTCTTTAAGGTCAAAAATTATTTCATCAGGTGTTTTGCCACCCTTAAAGAAATGAAATAAGTTAGCTGGGTGAGTTCTAGTTGGATCGATTGGGAACTTTGAATAGTCGTCGTTTGAAAGCTCTCGGTTTGCTTTAATAGCATTAAGATACATGTCGCCGCTTTCATTTATAGAAATCTTAACATTACCAGTAAGCTTGGGATTGGTCCTAACTAGTTGAAAACTAGAGTCATTCTTTAAAACCTTAGTATACTGTAATTCTTGCATATTATTCTATAAAAGTATTTTAGAAACCAACTGTGATACCGCTTCCTTGAACGATCGGTGAATCAATAGATGTTTCTTTGGTATATTGGGCACTTGCTTGTAAATCAAAAGAAAAAGGTTGACCATCCTTTAAGATGATGTCTATTCCTATTTTCTTAGTGTATTGAATATTTGTTAAATTCCCAGAAGTTCTGTACCCACCAACAAAGCCTAGTGTGTCTGAACATCTAAATTGGAATATTACTGGAATATTTAAAGCATTTTCAGCTCCGCTCTTAACTAGTTTAGTTGATCTAGCTGGAAAGTTTCCTTCTACTGAAATTGACTCGTAAGTTGTTGGAAAAAGGTAAAGATAAGAGCCACATGTGTATTTACCGATTAAATATTTATCGTTTGGAATAAATCCTAACTTAATTGGATAATGTGAATCGTTACGAGCAGTATTACTTGTAGGTACTACTGGATTAATCTTAGCCGCTTGTTTGTAATACTCTACACCAAATGCATTAGTTATTTCAGAATTAGATGTTTCCATATGTAGAGCATGAGAAAATGGTAGGTACTTTTGCGGTGCGTCAACATTAACTGTTGGTGGAACTGTTGCTGCGAAACTAGGTCTAAATTTATTTGTAATGTTTGTGGTTGAATATACTGAGTTAAAATTAATTCCATATGTTGTTAGTTCTGGATGGAATTTAGATATACAAAATTCAGTAAGATAACCGTTAGCGGAAGGTATACCGGCAGCGTTAGTAGTTCCATTCCAAACATTAGGATTAGTTGCTGTACCTGGCGCAGCAAAGTTAGGATTAAACGGAAGATAGTGTCCCCAATTATATGGAACTAGTGTAGCTCCAATCGTCTGACCTTGATAAGAAGTTCCGCTAGCTGTTGCATAGCTAGCCGCTAATAAATAACCTGTACTTGGGTTAGTTGGAGCATATATTTCCTCAGAAAGACCGTAATTTCTTACTCTAGCATAAGCAAACTGGCTTCTAACTTGAGAAGACTGTTTACTTGCAGGCTGCTTACTGTTTCCAATTATTGGTGTAGGATTTGAGTTTACCCCAATTGGAACTATATCAAATCTACGATTTACA